ACCCGTCCCCGTACCCGTACCCGGACCCGGACCCGTCCCCGTACCCGTACCCGGACCCGGACCCGGACCCGGACCCGTCGAGCGTCAGCACGCAGTCCACTTCGTCTCCTCGGCGTCAATCAACGAGATGATCGCCCGCGCCGGGGCGCGTACCGTCCCCACCGCGTCCAGTACCGTCTTCGGCGTCGGACCGTGGACCAGCTCCCCGAGGCCCTTCGTCGTGCCCCACACGCGCACGTTGCGCGCGTCCTGGATCACGCACCATTCACCGTCATGCTGCACGCGGCCGATGTACACGAACCCGCGATCCAGCACCGCGATGTAGAACCCACACAGCACGCGCTTCTCTTCCATCATCCCTCCATGTGTTTCGGTGCCCGACAAACTCTCCGCCGTCCGCAGGGAGCAAGTGGCCATACGACGCCAAGGAGATCACCACCCTCCCGCTTCGACGACGGCGGAGAGCCACTCTATTGCGCCACCCGCGCAAGCTTCCCGACCCACAGCACGATGTCGGGCCGGGGAATCCAACCCTCCCTGGCCTCAGTTCTCCCGAGCCCGCGCCGCCGCCGAAGCCCTTCGATCGCTCGCCAAAGGGACCTCTACGGCCCCGGCGCGCCGCGGCGCGGGCTCGAACCCGTCAGAACCCGACGCCTTCCGCCGGCTGCTGCTGCTTCTGCTGCTGATTCTCGCCGCCATTGCCGGCCGGGGCCGGGGCTCTCCGGGCCTGAGCCTTCGGCGTCCCGGCGGCCTGGTCGTAGGCGACGACGGCGCCCTTCATTTCGCTGGCGAACTTGCGCGCCGCGTCGGCGTCGAGCGCCTGCTTCATCGCAATACCACCGGAGCCGGGGAGGTTCACCCAGGCCACGCGCTCGCGCAGCTCGCCGTTCTGGTCGGGCTCGTGCTTGACGACCAGGTCCACCGCGGGCGTGTCGTCCCGGGACAGGTCGGACAGGTCGGACAGGTCCGTGCCCTGCCAGCCCGCATTGCGCAGGGCACGGAAGGTCCGGTCCTTCGTCTCGTCGGTGAAGTACCCGTACCAGGTAAGCTTCTTCTCAGGCACGTCGAGCAGCGCGAAGAGCACGGCGACCTGTACCTTGCCGGTCCCGGTCATGCCGAGCGCGGCGTCGACGGCCACGGCCTTGTAAGTTCCAGGGTCAAGCATCGGGGTTCTCCTTTCTGGATTTCTCCGCTCCAGATGGAAAGAGAGCGCGGCTACTCGGCCGCGCCCTCCTCCGCCTGGACCTTCTCGGCCAGCAGGGCGTTCAGGCGGTCGTTGACCTTCGCCAGGAATGCCGCGTCGTCAGCGTGAACCGCGACGTGCGCCAGCGCCTTGGCCTCCACCTCTCCGCCGAGTTCCTTGGCCTTCCGTGTGATCTCCGCCGCGAGCGCCTTCGGGTCTGCCGGCCGGTGCGCCTGTACCGCCGCGAAGAAGTCATCCCAGTCGAGCGGAAGCGATTCCGGCAGATCGTGGCGGTTCTTCGCGTCGTACGCCGCGGTCCGCGTGGTGTAGATCAGTCGCGCGCCAGTGCTCACGCCGCGGACCCGCTTGGTCTTCGCATCCTTGGTCGCGAGCGTCTCGTGGTTGGCGAAGAGCACGCAGTCCGCCCATTCCTTGATGAGGCCGGCGGCCTTCTGGTGCAGCTTCATCTCGTAGCGGTCAAAGTCGTCGCCCTCGGGATTCTTGAACGGCCGGATCCACGCGTGCGCCAGGAGGATGATGTGCATCCCCTTGACCTCGCGCAGGCGGTCGAGCGCCGCGAGGAACCGACGCCACTCGTCGACTGCCGCGACGTAGCCCTTGCCGTATCCGTAGTCCTCGATGTTCGCCTTGCCGTCGCGGTCGCAGAGGAAGTCCCACAGGATCGGCTCGAACCAGTCGAGCGTGTCGACCACGAGCGTCTGGTACGGATGCTCTTGGGTCCCGAGCGTCCGGATGGCGTCGAAGACCTCGGGCCAGGTCCGGGGCGCGGGGAACCGCTCCACGTCCAGGTGGTCCGTGCCCTCTTCGGGGCCGAGAAAGATCGGCCGCGGCGCGCGGGACCCGAAGGTCGACTTTCCGACGCCCTCCACCCCGTCGAGGACGAGGCGGAGCGGCCGCACCTTCCGCCCTTTCGTGATCCCAGCCAGGGTCATGCGGGACTCCGCAACCTGGGTGCCGCCGTTGCCGCCCTGCGTCTGTTTCGTCACCACGTTTCCACCTCCACCTTCTCCGGCGTACCCTGCAGCGCGGCCAGGGCCGCCTCGAGGCGCTCGCCGTCCAGTGCCTTCCACCAGGCCTCGAGGCCGGCGTGGATCATCCGGCCGAAGGTCAGGGCCTCGGCGTCCACCCGGGGACGCACCCCGTCGATGTAGCGGAACCGGTGCTCGCGCTGGCACCGCCGGGCACAGGCCAGGCGGGACGTGGAGAGCAGGCGGTCGCTGTTCGAATCGAGCTCCGGGTGGAGGACCTTCTTCAGCTCGTAGAGCGCCGGGTCGGTCAGACTCGCCTCCCCAGTACAGACCGGGAAGAACTCGCAGGTCCGCCCGTAGCGCACGCACGCGTCCGGGTTACGCGGGAACCGGCCGGCCAGCTCGTTCTCGCGCAGCGACCGCCCGATGCCCCAGGTGTCCGCCATCGCCTCGGTCATCTCCGCCTCGAGACGGACGACCTCCGCGCGGAGGAAGTAGCGGTTCGGATCCTCGGCGATCGCGTCGATCAAGCGTGCGCGGAACTCCTCCGGCGTCTCATCGACGTCGCGCTGATTCGCGTAGAGGCGCCCGTCTTTCGTGTACTTCCGCGACTCCTCCGGCGTGGCCTTGAGCGGCCGCAGCGCCGGCTTCACGAGCACGTCGTAGAGGCACCCATCGACCGGGTGCCCCAGCGCCTCGGCGCCGCGGTAGTAGGTCGAGATCTGCCCGTCGAGGCGCAGGCGCTTGATGTAGTCCGATCCCGGGGAGGCGTCCCCGCTGGTCGTCTTGTGCTCGACGATGAGGTTCCGGCCCAGCTCGTCGCGGACCAGTACATCGAGCTTGCCGCCGAGGACCCAGGTCCGCGAGGCCGCCATCGTGTCCGGATTCACAAGCGGCGCCTCGAACTGCGCCTCGACCGCGAGAACCTCGTGGCGGTCGGAGGACCACCGGGCGTCGTACCCGCGCAACATGACCTCGGCGCGGGCGAGGGTGTAGGGGTCGGTGCCGTTCTGCGCCATCACGCACCCCCGATCATCTCGAGCAGGCGCTTGCTGGCGCCGTCGATCCGGCCGACGATGGTGGCGAGCGCGGCGCCGAACTCGTAGGACGGTCGCGGCCGCGCCGCGTCGTACTGCGGCATGACCTGGAGCGCCTGCGCCCGGATCTGGAGGATCAGGCGTCGCGCCTCGGCCTTGTCGAGGACGGCGGTTTGGGGAGCTGGCTCCGGAGCGGGATCCGGACGCTCGGTCGCACCGGTGCGCTCTGGCGGGTACACTGGAGAGCGTTCCATTCGGGAATCCCTCCGCCGCCACGGTCACGCGGGCGGCAGCGGGTCAGGTCAGGTGAGGGAGGCGGCGCGGTGCGTGACCACCGCGCCGTCCTCCACTGGGGCGCACGGGCGCACGTGGTCAGACGTGCGAGACCGGCGCCCCATTTTCTTTGGGGACCGCTGCGACTGCGGGGATGGGGTCTTTGCGGTGCGGGCTGTGACTGAGGAGGCCGCCGCCGGCCCGTCCAGGCAGGAACCCGGGGAGGGAACTGCCTGAGGCAAAGCCGGCGGCGAAGACGGCCCCAACGGGGCACTACCGATCCGGTCCGGGCCGTACGGATCCAGCCCGATCCACGCCGCCCACGCGCGCGCATTGGCGCGGGCCAGCTCGGGCGAGATCCGGCCGTGGATCTCCAGGGCGATGGGCTCACGCCGAGGCACTGTCGGCCTTTCGACGGGAACGACTGTTGCGACCACGTGTACTGGGATTCGCCTTGACGGCGGATCCGCGACGCCGTACAATTGTACGTGACTTCTTTTCGGAGGTGCCACGTGATCGACGCGATCCTCCCGGACCATCCGAAATCCCTGCTTGGTGGACCTCGGCCCAGTGCGCTTTCGCGTAGCCCAGGAGGATCTCGTCGACCATGCCGTTCAGCGGCCGGCGGCGCGCCCGGGCCAGGGCCTGGATCGCGTAGTGCGTCGGATCACTGATGTGCAGGGTCTTTTGCATGCCTGTAGTTTCGGTCAGACTGTAAGTACAGTCAAGCGGTATTTTGGTACTTCGATACTTTTGCGTTGCGCTGGGGTCTCAGGCGGCCGAACAATCGTTCCCGCTTGGTGGATCTCGGCCCCCGACGCTCCAAGGAGGGGGACGAATAGATGTGTGCAGATTTCGTT